TATTGTTGAATCCGTTTCAGCTCCACTCGATGCTGCAGTAGCCGCTTCAACTAAATCTATTATAGTAGATGGCGTAGACGTGCCTTTAACTAAAACTGCATATGCATGAACTGCGCCAGCTGCACGAGCTTCTGCAGTTTCTTTTGCTGATACGCCTCGTAATTTAGCAACAGTTCGACCTTCAATTAAGTATGTTCGTATAAGATTTTCTAAAATCGATGACATAATTACATTCTTTTATATAAATATACGTTACCAATCAATCATCACTAATTTGCCATTCCACACCATAATGTTATCAGATTTAAAATCTAAATCTAAATCTAAATCTTCGATATCTATTTTTTGTATGTCTCGTTGTAAAGCTCGTAAAAAATTAACTAGTTGAATATCTGTATTACGACCGCCTTCGGCATCTAAATATTCAAAAATAGAAACTTCGCCGCCTTCATCTTGTGCATATGTTTTATAACCATTAATAAATTGATTGATTACAGTTTTTTGAGTATTAGATAATTCATCAGCCTTAGACATAATGTACATGTTACGGCCATCAACATAATATACTGGAATAAAGGTTGTAAATTGCGTAAATCGATCTACAATTTTTTCAGCTACGCGATATTCTTCTGTTTCGGTAGTTATTTTAAATAATTTATCTTCACCGTCAATTTCATAAACTCGACCATTATCGCCTTGCCCAAAAAGTTTAAATTGTTTAGTTTTAATTTTTTGCAAAATACGTTTTAAATCATCTTCAGTCATTTCGCGAATCAATGTTTTAAGCCGTATCATGTTATCCTTTAAATGTTATATTTTTATCTAAATCTAATCGTATTATAAAATTCATATCAACATCACTACGTTTTTTAATAGGTTGTGCTAATTTTCCTATTGCTAATAATTCTCCAAAATCATTATATAAACCAATTGTTGTAATATACGGAGAAAATATGCTGCCTGTAGCAAATGATCGATATGTAGAATCATCATCGGCCGTTAAAGTAACATTTGTCGACATATTAAAATCACCAGAATCTAAACGAGTTACAACGTTTAATTCATATATAGTAACTGAACTGCGATATGATGCAGTAAACGGCGTTTTAATCATACTATTAATTCGGTAATCTGCTGAAGAAAATACAACAATACCATGTTTCCCAAATACATTTCCTACATATTGCGTTTGTAATGCAGTACCACCTTCGGTACGATCGGATAACGCACTTATCTGCGATGCGGTTAGCGACTTATTAAAGATTCTAACTTCATCTAAATATCCTTGTAGATTTGAACTATTGGTGCTAAAACCACCAATTTTTAACTTATCTAAATTATCAATTCGAGACGAAGCAGTAAATGGCGAATTATATACACCTAACATAGTACTTGCAATAGATGAATGCAACGTTCCGTTAACATACATCTGCATATTACTACCTGATTTTTGACATACAACGTGCGTCCATGAACCTGATGTAGCAATAGATGATGTAATTGTAGATTTAAATGTAGTACTACCTGCAATAGTATATACTAATTGATTACTGCCACTCAATTCTATTCGGAATGGAAATGTAGGTGTTATGCTCTGCGATGCTTTTGTTATAATTAATTGATTAGATGTGGTTGTATTTGCTCCACTAATAAAAAATGAAACAGCATAATCATGATCTCTATCATACAAGCCATCTAAAGTCGATTCAACATAGCCAGACCCAGAAAAATATGCACTTAATCCTAAAGAACGTTGTTGACCCGTTGTTGTAGTAATTCCTGGTACGTATGTCACTCCCGCAGTTGTATACGTAATTCTAGATGTATCAAAATATTCATTAAATCCTTCATACCATTTTACTTCCGAAACTATTGATGCAGAATTAAATGCAACATCATAAATATTTCCATAACGGTCACTAGCAAAAGATCCAGATACCGAAGATGTTAACGAAAATGATGCAGGTTTTATTCCTTCTCCAACTCGTATCTGCGGTATTGATAATATTGAAGCAGTTTGATATAATGTTTTTTTAGTTCGCGTTAAATCCGTAGGACCATATGTTTTTGCAGGCTCTAATTTATTTTTATAATATAGATGATTTACAGAAAAATATGTAACACTTTGCAAACTACCATCAATATTAGCAGCATCATTATATGTTAATTCGCTACCTATTGCTGGCAATACATTAACATTAGTATATATTCCTTGCAATGGTAATGCGCTAGATGTAACACTTCCTGAATAAAATGTCCATGATTTGTATGCAGGAAATGGATTAACCTTTACATCAGATGTATCAATTTTTTTAAAAACTGATGGATATACCCCAACATAAGGATCATTTGTACTTTTTATTTTTGTTTGTGCCATTATAGTATAAACCCTGCTACATTTAATATAAATATAACAGGGTTTAAATCAGTGTTGATTTTAGAAATCTAATTTAACTCGTATAAGAGCTTCTCTTTGGAATGATTTTAATAATGGTCTAGAAAGTTTTGCAACTGCTAATAATTCTTGACTATCATTATATAATCCAACTGTCGTAATATATGTTTTTGGATCGCCGATAAAAGTTGATTGTGCAATCTGACCAACACTTCCTGATACATATGATGGATTATTTGAAAAATTATATTCTGCATTTTTAATTCGAACAAAATAATGAGTGCTTGTTACTTTTTCAGAATTACGAGCTAAAAATCCATATGGGTCTGATGTTGCTGGATCTGTAAATAGAGCAGAACCAGATATAGAATGGAATAATACGAAATGATTATTTCCTTCTGAACTAGATGATACATTAGTTGCAAAACTTAATTTTTGATCAAGCATCTTACCATCTAAAATCAAAGTACCATAATCTGGATATGCTAAGCCATAATATACTGGAGCTGTTGAGTTATAAACTCCCGAATTAATTGATCCAGAAACGATGTTATAAACTTTACCCGATTGACCCGTAGTTGCAGACGCAATAGAAGAATCATCAATTAATTGAATAATTGCTCCGGACCCAGTAACTACAGAACCAGTTGCATTAGTTGCACGAGTTGAAATTGGTACTAATGGAATTTCCCAATTTCCTGGATCTAAACGTTCTTTCATTCTATTACGTTTAAAGTTTACAACATAAATATAATCAGTACTTCCTGAGCCAGCCGTTGTAAATCTTGTATCAGTTGGTGCTAATAATAGTTGACGATATTGTGAATAAACTGCTTTACTTGGAGAATCATTAAGTTGTCCTTGCGAATCAGATCCACTTCCTAATGCATGGCCAAATGCTAAAGAAAATTGTACTGCAGCACCATCGGCACTAGGCGTGTCTTGATAAACATCTACATAATAACGTCGTTGTGCCGTTGTTTGACCCGATGCAGTATAGTATGTAGTTAAACTTGCTAAGTTATCACTCCATAAACCTGCAGTTACAACTTCTGTTTGGTTTGATACGATATCATTAACTGAATCAAATTTAGTATATGTTCTACCGTTTCTTGACAATAGTTGAGCTTGATCGCGTTCCGCTACAATTTGATTTGCAAGTTGTGTTGCAAGTTGTCGAACTTGATCATTAACAGCTGCAGCTGGTTGAAGTGCTGATGCAGCTTGGGTAGCTATATTTGTAGTAGCCAATCTAGGCACTCCACCAATTCTAGGTTGTTGTTTTAATTTCGTAATGAATTCATTCATTTTCATATTAATATCCATTTTTATAATGTTGCCGTAGTTGCTTTTCTAACCGTTAAATTAATAGTAACACTACCACCTGTTTCATTTGCAATTACTGTAATTGTAGCAGTTTTATCTTCAATTAATTGCGTTTTAGCAACAACTCGGAATTCAAATCCTGCAACTGCTACACTTTGTGCATCTTCATTATCTCCAATAAATCTAGGAGTAGTTGGAAGCACTGAATTTTGTAATGCTCTAGTTACTTGAATATCAGCAACACTAGAATCAGACAATATTGCCGTATATCCTAGAGTCGCATTTCCGCCTTGGAAATTACTTGTATTAGGTGCAATAATAGTAGAGTCGCCTGGAGCTAATAACGTAATTGAAGTATTTCCTACAGTAACTACAGGTATATTTGTTGTTTGTTTAGGTAATGTAATTAATTTATATTTCAATGCTTGAGTTTCATCAGGAACTGCTTCTACAATTGGCATATTTTCAATAATAGTACCATAATAATTTGTTCCTAGAGGATGATCTGGATTCCACAATGAATAATCAATTTCATCATCACCTACTGCAAATTGTGTAATGTTGAATGCATTACCACCTCTTGCTAAAAGTTCTCGACCTTTTAATGTTAAAATTGCGTCGACTGTAACGCTAGAATTATCTAAGTATCCCATAATGTTTTTACCTTATTTTATATAAATATACATGCCATTGATTTCTATACTAAAACAAAACTGCCTTGTTCGCCGTTATTTTGATATATTAATTGATTTGGATTTGATGTTCGCCATTCCACCACCGGTCCGCCATCGATTGTTTGAGTAGAATTTATATTAAATGCAGGCGATGTAAGTTTTGCACCTGCATATCTCTGATTTTCAATACCAGTTGGTAAGTAATCTTGAAATTCAACTAAACTACCTGTGAAACGTTTTGGCACATTTAATCCATATACGCTAGTTCCATAAATACCTATTCCATATGCGCCAATAATACCTGACGATGTTATAGGAGTAACATTAATTAATTTAAATTCAGAATATCTACTAGTTATATAAACTGGCAGTACTGCTTCACTTAACCAATATGGTGTAGATGCTGTTATATAAGTACTACCTGACCTAATTAGATATTCATAAGAATATGGCACGCTATCATATTTTTCAGAATTAGATGCTGTTAAATATATTTGCCATTGATCATCGTCTTCTGCAGTAAGTGTTAAAATTGATCCATCAACTGAACCTAGGTATTGTAAATAATCTCCCGATGCAGTTGGTACCGTATCGACAACGATTGCCGTATATGTACTATCGAAACGATTTACTTTTGGAAGTATTGTATCTTTGCTTCGTTCAAATATATTTGGTTGAATTAAAATACCAGTTAATTTATCAGCTCGAGCCGGAAGCAATTGTTCTAATTGTCGAAAGAATGATAAATCAAACAACGTAAACATAGAAATATATGCATTAATATCATTTCTATTCTGATATTTTTTCCAATAAGATTGTGCTGCTTGAATTAATCTAGGATATGATTTTGATTCAGCATCTCCTGGATCGCCGATATATTGATCTAAATCAACAAAACCATTTTGAGCAATAATATCCTCATCAATCATTGTTTGCGGAGAAAAATATACTCCCAACTTTTTACTATCTAATGGTGCAGTATCAAATTGACTGCGTTCTGCTCTAGTTTTTACATCTAATGCTCCAATCAATTGATTTGATTCGATTCGAACTTTATTATCATCATATGTCCCTGCACCTAACGATGGTGCATCATAATAATGAGTTTCTTCATATGAATCATATGGGGTATTCAATGTCCAACTAGCAAAAGATGCAGATATCGTTGATGCCTTAGGCTGTATCCCAGTTGAACTACTAGTTGTAGCATGATTTATTCTTTGATTAAGCGGTAATCTAAATATTAGTTCATCATATGCATCTATATTTGCATTATATGCACCAGGAGCTTTTACGTGATTATTAAATACATTATCACCTAATGATGATGACCATATTCTTAATTCTTGCAATTGACCAACAAATCTACTAGCACCAGTAGATGTTCCTCCCAATGTAATAGTTCCAACACCAGCAAATGATGCAGTAGTTGAAGCAGAAACTGCAGCAACTATTTTTCCATATTTAGATTTTTTTGTAATTAAATCTAAATTAGTACCATTTGTTTTTAATATTGTAGAAACCCATTCATCATTATATAACTCAATCAATCCAGATGAAGTTCCGTTGATTTGCATTACACCTTTATTACCACTATTAAATTCTAATGTAACCGCATTAGAACCTATATTAAACAGGTTCATGGTAGTTGGTATCAAAGGATTAGTTTCTATATTATCAGGTCTAAAACGAAGTTCTACACTATTAATTGATTGTGAATAATTAACAGTAACTGTCCCAGCTATACTTGAACTTAAATCTAATGCATAGTCAAAATTATACTTTTCATATATAGGAGCTCTATTTAATCTAGGTCCGCCATATTCGTTGATACTTATAAACGATTGAGGTATTCCATAGCATGAAAGTAATGCTTGAACACTTCTTTTAGTTCCTTTTGATTTTAATAACAATGGCAAGTTATTAATTATTCTACGCCAAATTGCATATGTGATATCTTGTCCAGCAACAGAAGGATCGCCTACTGAATTTGAACCCGTTAAAGGAATTCCTGCTTCTGATGTACCTAAAACATATTGCCATAATTCTTGTGATTGATTTCCATTTGTTAAGTTCCATCCAAATTGTTTTGCTACTGAATATAGCAATTCGTTTGGCATACCCAATTTTGGATTTTCTTCACGTTTGTTAATTTGAGTCATATGATTGATATACGTATACAATATATCATAATGATGACCTAACATATTAACGAATGTATTAAGATCTACATTTGTTGAATCTAATCTAACAAATTCAGGTATTGCATAAACTAATGCATTAACATTTAATGAATCATAAAATGATGCAGAAGCATATGTTCCATCAAACCATGTTTTGAATGCACTACTACTAACTGGAGCTAAAGAATATGGCCTGGTTGAATTAGTTTTAGGAACGGGTGTGATGTAACTACCCGTTAATTGCGCAACCGATGGTTTTTCATGTGGTATAGTATGAGTTGTTAATTGAGATGATGATTGATAATACAAATATTGTTCAAACGAATCAAATCCTCCAACTAACGAAGTTTTTAAATTAGTAAAGTCTTGTACATTGGTTGTAGCAACACTACCAGATAATTGGGATACTACAATACTTTGCGATGTATAATATTCTAATAGATCTAATTTATATTTAAAATTCAATAAACGTTCGGTAGCTGAACTATAAAACACAAAATTATTAAAATCAGAATAATCAATATTTAATTTCATTCCTGACAAACTACCAGAAAAATATGCATCTACAATTTGTTGTGATGTTTGTACCGATGATCCTAATAACTCTGTCCAAGTTTTATAATTTGTTTCAGCTGAGGTATCAGCTACTGCAGTTGCTTGCCAATTTGGTCCTGCTAATGAATTAAATTGTTTTTTTATTAATTTAGGTGCAATTGAAACATTATCAAAGTATGTTGGTTTTTGTTCTTCTACTACCCAACATTTAAAATTAACTGCAATATTTTGTGGTAATGGTTCATATAATTTAACATAAAGATAATCTCCAATTACGACACTATTAACAAATAAGACACATTGATTTCTACTAAAATTTAATAAGTATGTTTTATAAAATTCACCAGAAGTCTGATCTACAGTTTGTATATAATTTGTAATTTGTTGAAGAAATTCAGGATTTTCATCATCTATAGCACGTAACCGTAATTCGGTACGATCTGGTGAAATTTCATCAATTCTTAAATGTTGTAATTCATAACTACCAATTAAATTTTTAAAGAAATTGATAGCAATACGGAAATTACCTGTAGTTAATTTTAAATTTTCTAATTCTGAATAAACATCAATTCCAAAACCATTGTTTATGTTAATTAATTGTTTTGTATTTACATCTCTAAATTGTGGAATTTTTGATTGAAATTGAATTTTATGATTTCCCGTTAACCACGAAGTTCCAGAATAAACATGAAATTCAATTCTATTATCATTTGTTACATTAATGATGTCTCGATTAAAAAATGTAGATTCGTTAGCATCATATGATGCAAATTCGGTTCTAGAACGATCAATTCGTTCTCCTGACACTGATTTTGTAGCTAATCTAATTTGATCAATATTTTTATACTGCGTTAGCATTTATCTCCTGATTCCAAAGATCTACATTTTTACTTGCATCTGATATTACCCAATATGACTGCAATGCATTAATTGTGTGATATTCTGTATTATTATTTTGTCCAGCTTTTGCACCAATTCCGAATCTATCACCTATTTCAAATTCCGAATTTGGAATAATGATATCAACTATTAAATCTTGAACTTCATATTGATTAATTGATCCGGGGATTGATGGTCTAAACTCTGATGTATTTTCAAATGTTTGATATTCTCTATCTAATCCTTGCTCGCTTGTTTTAATTAAAGAGAAAAATGCAGTACCAAATCCGCCAGGTGCATCGTAACGGTGTTGTAATTTAAGTCTAAATCTTAAATCAATACCAGAATTTTTAATATCTTTTGTTACAGTATATGAATTTAAAGCCTGCTGCGGCAATCCATCTTGTACTTCACTTATTTCAATACCAGAATAAACATTGCCCGCTGCAATTCGTTGATCTTCGATAGGACGATATCTAGCAAATACCGGATTTTGTAATTGTAGTTGTAAATCCAAATCTAAATCTAAATCAACCGGTTCTTCTTCTACAATTGTAGTTCGAGCAGGAAATTTAAAGTATTTAAACTGCGTATCTAAAACACGCAACATAGATTTTAAAGTTATTTTATTTGCAGTAGGTTCAATAATTAATAATGGATTTGAATCTGAATCTTGATTTAGAATAATACTTCCAGCAGTATCTCTAGGTACTACTGAAATGTCATTCGATATTCTTGATAATCCATCTTTTTGGTACTTAAGTTGTTGATCAACATTAATCGAATCTAACTTGTTTGTTTTTGCATCCATTACCTAACTACTTTAAAATAAATTTGATCGTCGATATATTGTTCTGTAAATCCATCTACAATTTTAAGATTTAAGCGATAATTGCGTTCAGGCATAAAACCGTTCATATCTAAATAAATGAAGTTACTAGTACTATCGCAACTTACTTTAGTATAAATATTATCAAACGGAATAATGACCTCTTCTGTAGCTGCATCCGAAATTGAATAATATGTAGTTGTTGGTAAATACTTTACTGTTTGTATAGGAAATAAATTTGTTGGAGATTTCCTAGGAAATTTATCGCGCGCGTAAATTCGTATTTTAGCAATCTCAGTATCTTTATAAGTAGGTTTAATTTTAGTATAAACTGAATATGATTCTAAATCTGCCGACGTTAATGAACCTGTTGTAAACGAAGTGTTATCAAAGTACATCGTTAATTTTGGAACATATATGGTATGAGTTTCTCTACTAAAGAATCGTATAAATCCAGCAACATTATTATCAATTTCATCTGAATCCGATAGTTGTAGCAAAAATCCGTAATTTGGAATCGTATTGCTATTACTGCCACTTATCCAAACTTTAATTTGATCCGTAACATCGATATTTAAATCTGTAGTTCGATATGAAAATGATTCGGATGAAATTAAAGAAAGGGTATTACCTGATCCGGAGTAATATAAATAATTTCCGCCTGCACCAGATCCCGAGATATATAAATTACTAGAACCAATTTGTATAGTTTGACTACCCGATATCCACGCAGAACCAGAAGCTGAACCTGACCATGTAGCTCCATCTATAGTTAAGTCAGTTAGAAATCCAGTTCCATTAACCCATGTTTGTCCTAGCATTTTAGCATAAACTGAATAATCAGAAGGCAAATTTTTTGCATGAGATGTATATAAATTTAATACAAATTTACAATCATTAACTGTTTTACTATAAGTAGAAAGCGATGCTGAAATTTCAGACATATCAAATTTTACAATTGCTCTAGATTTTAATAGAGTATCACCTTCCGTATTTAAACGTTTACCAACTTCAAGTATTTCATCCAATCCAGTATTATAATCTGAATATGCTTCATACAACGTTGTATCTTTTTCTGCATAAAATATTCTAAACATTTATTCCCTTAATAATTTACAACTCGACCTTTAATGTCTCGGTTTGGAAATTTAACTTCAAAAATACTAGGATCAAGTGAAGGATAAATTACACCATTTTTAGTAGCACTCGATAAATCATATACATTACCAGAATACCCAGCATCCGAATCATATAAATTATTGTATGTTACATTAATTACCGATTGTACTCCTTTCACATTACCTAATATATTAAATACATCTGATTTAATAACTGGTTGATTAATTTGCCAACGATCGATATCAAAATATAATTTAACTGCATCTATACATTTAAGTAATATCTCGTTGCTATTATAATTAGATAATACAGAAATCTCAAATTGTAATCCAATGTTGATAATAAATGCATCCTTAATATTTACAGCATCAGTTAATATTCTATAATGATTCAAATAATTTTTTAAATTTTCTTTGATTGCTTGATTTAATGTTGTTAATTGTTTAGATGAATTATACCCTAAAACATACATGTTCATTGCTAATGGATTGGGTATTCTACTTTGTTCGTAATTTTCTTGAGTAAGTTGATCATCGGGAACAATATATGCTTTCGCAACACTACCAAACTTTGCCGGCATAGAATATGCACGTATAATATAATCATCTCGAGTCACTAAACGATTCTGCGTTGCAAAATTTGCTAATGCATTATTTTTAATGTCTTGCAACGTTTCTGCTGTTTTTGCACCAACTGCAGGAGCCGGATTTGTTACTGCAACTGTATTTTTTACAAAATTAACTATTCCAGCATTATTTACAGAATTAATGTCATCTTCAAATTCTATCTTGTTAATATTTGTTAATACGCCAGTTGTTACATTATCAACAATACCGTTTCCAATTGTATATGTTACAGTTAAAGTTGTATTTGCGGGAGCTTGTCCATATGTTCTAGTATATAAAAAATTTGATGGATCGATATCAACATCAACTCCGCGTCTAACTGCAGATAACCCATTTCCTACATTACTAGGATTTGGAATCAATTCTTCATCATTATTATCTGATATACCTGCACCAAATTGTAATTCTAGTTTATTATCACTACGCAATCTAGTAACATACCGCTTAGCTGTTTTTTTCAATTTCAATAAACTAGGAGATGATGATCGATATGCAGCCAAATCCGGATCATTTTCAGCTAAATTTGGTACTGCTTCAAAAATAGTATCTTGAGCTAAATATGGTACTTCATACCAATTATCGCCATCAGATTCGGTAACTGAAATTATCTCTACAATATTGGTCTCAGGTAAAACAATTTTATCATATGCAATTGGCGTATTAAATGTATACGATGCAGTTTTAATTTCTCCAGAAACAGCACGTGCTTGTTTTTTTAGAAGATAATATGTAGGTTGTTTTGTAACATCATCACTTTCATAAATAGTTACTTCCGTTGTATCATACGAAGAAGAAAACGCAAAATCTACCGAATCTAAAGTTCTAAATACAGAAGATCCATTTGTTTGTTTTATTTGCATTCCTGATTTAATCGTTAATGCATAATTAAAATCTGGAGCTACATTGGCACCAGAACCTATTGCAGGAACTAATTGATATACATCAACTGTAACATATGCTGGAATAGCATTTTTTGGTCGATATCCCAATGCTTTTGCCAAATCATATATATTTGTTCGTTCGCTTGCTTGTTCTAATAACGATTCTCGTAAGTTATTATCTGCATAATATGATAAAACATCGCCAACATAGGCTGCCATCTCTATAAACAATGTACCAGGCGATGATTCATTAAAATCAGTATATGTTGTAGGAAAGTATTGTTTAGCAAAGTCAATTAAGTTTCGTTTAAATTGACCAAAATCCTTACCTAAGTATGAAACATCTTTTTTAGTTTCCATGTTTATTATCCTTGAGCTTCAGTAACTGTTACTGTGCCATTTTCGTTAGCATTAATATTTAGCGTTTGTGTGTCAAAATTACTAACAGAAAATTTAATTGATACTTGTATATCATAATCCAAATTTGGATCATCTTCTGCAGTTAATACGGTAATCGATTCAACATTAATATAAGGCAACCAATATGCAATTTTTGGTTGAATTAATTCGATAATTACTTCTTTTAATTGAGAAACGCTTGGTTCAAACAATGCATTTAATAAATTCGTACCATAATCGGGACGACCATATCGTTCTCCAATTTTAGTTAACAGTAATGTTTTTAAATTTTGTAATGCTTGTTCGCTTGAAATATAAATAGGTGACCCGCCTGGGCCAATAAGCGGAAATCCAATACCCAATCCAGCTAACTGCGATGTTCCTGCAGGCGGCGGCGTAATTTGATATCCCATTACATTCCTTTCTTTTTATTAATTGCTTTCATCAACGCTGAATAATCTCTAGCCATTGCTTGTTGAACTTCTTGCGGTACTTCAAATGTTTTTCCGGTTTCTGGATCTTCCATTACTTTAGGTGCAACGGGCGCAATGCCTACTGCTTCTTTCATGGTCTGGCGCATTGCACCAAAATTAACAGCATCTTTAGATGTCATTCTAATTTCTTCCATTCCTTCATTCATTATATCTTTAAAACTATTCATTACCATTGGTTGCGGTTCTGATAATGAATCGGTTTCATTTAATATATCTGCCCATTTGTTATCCGTAAATTGAACTTTCGGCTTTTTTCCTGATTCGCTGATCACATTAGGTTGAACTCGTATTACTTTGTTCGCATCTACTTTAACTTGTTTTTTAGGCTGTGCCATTTCTGTAATTGTAGATTGTAATCCTTCACGAAGAATTTCAGTTAATTCTTCTTTTATAACTTCACGTACAGCGATTTTAAGTGCTTTTATTAATGTTTTTGAATCCATATGAATACTTTTATATAAATATTAGGTTTAATAATTTATGCCCAATGGCCATTCTGTATCAGAAATTTTGGGGCCATATATAATTCTCGCAGTTTGATCTATAAAATAATCACCAGCCTTTCCGCGATCGGAATCGGGAATACCAGTTCCAATTATTACTTGGCTCGGTGCTTCTAATAAATCTAATAACGATCGTTGATCTTGTTGTAATTGTATAATTAAATCTTCTCGCAAATCAATATCTTGTTGTGAAACATTAATTAGTTGATAAAATTGCGATTCCGTGGAATTTGCAACTTCATTATTAATTGAATCGATTGCATTTTGGGTATCTTGTGATACTTCAAATGTTTCTGTATTACAAATTGCTGACAACGTATTAATTACGCTTCCTAGTAATCCAGATGAAATAGCTACTGCTCCATTTGCTATACCTAATATTATCGATGCCTGTGTTAATGCCTTGGCAATATTTGCAACCAATTCATTTTGTACAGCAACAGCTTGTCCAACTGCAGGAGGGGATGGTACCGGATTTGCTAACTGTGCATTAATTAATACAGATGCGATTTGTGCAGCAACAGTTAATATAGGAACAATTATATTTAGTATACGTAAAATACTTTGAATTTGAGTAATATATCGTTGTATTTGTTCT